GGGGGGGCATGGGGGGTACTTGGATTCGGATTCGGATTAGGATTCGGATTAGGATTCGGATTCGGATTGGATTCAGGCCGCAGCTCGCCGCAATCCGCCGCAACTTGCGGCAACTCGCCGCAGATTTCCGCAGACGGTGTAAAGCCGCTGTTTTTAGGCGGGTCGGGATATTTGGGTTTGCATTCTCGTATCCTTTGATGTTCGGCCCAAGTCGGGAACCAAAAGTAGGGCTTCCCGTCCACCTCGTAGAGGGAAACGCAGCCTTTGGCCGCCAAACCGTGGAGCGCATCGTTGATATCTTTTGCAGTAACCCGTTCCCGAAGCGGGAATGCGTTGCCTTTGATGATTGCAGGTCGGGCATCTCCGCGCCCTGCATCATCTACCGAAACAATAAGACTTACCCAAAGCCGAAACTCGAAATCCGTTAAGGATGCTATCTTGTCGCTTGTGCGGAAGCTATCCTTTATCAATCTATTCGGCATTCATCCTCACCTCCCGTCAGAATGGGAGGTCGTTAGGGTCGCCCTCGACTTCTTCAAATCCGCCCTGCTCGCTCTCTGCGGGCTTTTCCTCTGCCTTGCCGGTAGATTTGCTGCCGCCAAACAGAACCTCCTCTGCGATAACCTCTGTGGCTGTGCGCTTATTGCCGTTCTTGTCCTCGTAGTTGCGAACTTCGATGCGGCCGACAATGGTAATGAGGTCACCCTTTCCGAACCACTGGTTTACGAATTCGGCGGTCTTGCCCCATGCTACGATGGGTACGAAGTCAGTCTTTTCTCGGTCACGGTTGCGGTCTACCGCAATGGTAAAGCTGCACACGCTCTTGCCGTTCTGGGTCTGTTTCAGTTCGGGAGCCTTGGTCAGCCGCCCATTAAGGATCGCTTTGTTCAGCATTCTGTTTCCTCCAAATAGTTAGTGTAGAATTCCTCCCGGAACATCGGGATAGTGAAATCGTAGTTGTCGATACAGGCTTGCTCGCCCAGCCGGTGCAGCCAGTCCATCACCTCGGCACAGCCGTGTGCGTGTGTCAGGTGGCACGGCGTGTGGCACAGGGAAACCCAAAGCCCCATGCGCTTGCTTTTGCTCCGCATGGCGTTGCCGAAGATTTCGTGCCGGTCGAGCTTTACACCGGAGCGCTGGCACAAAAAGCACTTGGATGTGTCGGCCTGTACGATGCTCGGAGCGTAACCGTTTCGGTCAAGCTCTGCGCCCCATTCGTTTTTCAACCGTCACACCTCCCAGCCTGTCCCCATTCTCTGCCGATTTGGTTATCGATGATCCTGATTTGCAGTTTAAGGCTGTTGATGGCTTCCAAGTTCGCCTTGTAGACTGCTTCGGCAACATCTCGCTTAAACCGTGCTTCTGCCACGCTCGGTATCCCGTAGCAGGTCTTGTCGATCAGGCCGATGGCAACACCTTCGTCTTTCAGCTTTAAGCATTCGGTGCGGAGAAGGACTTTATAGTCCCGCTCCGCAGCAGCATACTCGCTTCCCGAATTTCGCAAGGTCTTAACGGCTGTATTAAGCTGTGCCGATTTCTGTTGCAGCTCGGTCCACAGGTCAAGCTCCATTCTTCTCGGCCTCCTTTTCGGCGGCAAAGGCTTTCTTCTGGCAGTTCGGGCACAGCTTGCGGCCGAACCGCTGGACGCTGTATGAGGCGATCTCGCTTACAGGCCAATACTCCCCGTTGCGCTTGTTGATACCGGTGATCTGCTGCCCGCAGTCGATGCAATACTCGGTAGGCTCTGGTTCTCTTTCTGCACCCTCCGGTAAGTCCTCGCCAGCGTAGATATACAGGCCAAGGCCATGACGGGCACAGGCTTTTGTAAGGGAACGCTGGATTGCCTTATTGGCATCGAATGAGGTAACATCACTGGCCGGGATTGAGCGGTTGCGGTTATCCATGACCGGCAGATACTCGATGTGCTCAATGCCGTTGACGGTTACGCCAGTCTTAACCCAGCAGGTCTTACCGTCTGTGTGGTAAAACAGGCCGTTAGCATCCTCGTAGATGGTATAGGTGGCATCCGGGTGCAGCTTCTTGATTTCTCCCCAGGCCCATGCCCAAGAAAGGTATGTAAGGCCATTCTTCTTCTCTGTCTTGTCAGAGCAGTTGATGCTGTTCAATTCTCGAAAGTAGTTCTCCATAGCTCCTCCTTAATATCTGTCTGGTTCTTCATCAAAGTACCTGTCAGCATCCGCATCGCTGGCGTCAAACCGCTTAACACAGTTTTCGCAGCCAATGACCATTCCGTCCTTAATGTAAATGGTCTCGTTGATCTCGCAGCCGCACTCCGGGCAGATGTGCGGCTTATCATCGTAGTTATCCACACAGCTCGGGATTGGCCTATCCGGGATATTGTATGGGTTCATGCTTCCACAACCTCCCCGTTTTTCAACTTGACATCCCTACCAGAATCTTGTATATTGGTGGTGCTTAATCTACCTTTGCCCTCATTGGCTTTTGCGGAGCCGGTGGGGGCTTTTCTATGCCTGTACTCCTCCTGCTGGCGGCGGATACAGCGCAGAACCCAAGCTGTGAAGTTGCAGTAACCCATTTCGATAAGCTGCTGACGGAACTCCGCCATATTCACATAGCCCAAAGGAATACGCACAGACAGCTTATAGTTTGCTTCCCGCTTTCTGCCGGGCTTGTCCGCTATCAGCGCTTCCGCTTCTGCAGTACGCCGAATTCCGTAATAGCCCGGCTTCTTGCACATACTGTCCAGCGGCTTGGTGTAACCGGGGAACTTCTCCCGGATAACTGCTATCCTCTCATTCTGCTCCATGGCCTTACCTCACCAGCAGCAGGATAGCCGCTGCTGAAAAGATGGCTCCCATTCCGAGAACTACGGCCAAGGCTTCCTGCAGCCACTCCTTTTTACTCATCTTCCTGTACCTCCTTTTGCGGAAGCTCCGGCAGGAATGCCCACCACTGGACCTCGATAGCGGTCTCCACATGATCTCCGCTGACATTGAACATCTGGTGCTTTACATTGAATGGCAAGGTGGAGTATCTTCCCGGCATTCTCTGGCACAGGTAAAGGCCGTCCTTGCTGGGTACGATCTCATCCGAGTTAAACCACCGGATAAAGGTGTTGGTTGTTGCTTCCATGTTGTTCCTCCTTCTTTTCCACCCCGTTTGGCGGGAAAAACTTCTTGACATCTTTTATTGGAATAAATAATGCATCGCAGACCTTATAGACTTCCTCCAATGTCCACGGAGTCTTGCAAATCATTCTGTCGCTGATCTGCTGGCGGCTCATACCGGTGCGCTTCCCAAGGCTTGTCTGGTCGTGGCCAAGTTCCAGCATCAGCGCTCGCAGCCTGCGGTAGGTATCAACTTTCCTTGACATTGCTGTCCCTCCCTTCATGTGGTAGACTATAGTTGAGGTGATATTATGGGCGAAAAACTTGATGTTTCGTATTCTTTGACCGAAGAAGAAAAGAGAATATTTCGCAAATTCAAGCGAAGCAACAGCGCCAAATTGACAAAATCTGAATTTCAAACTATGCTCCGGTCAAAGCTGGTAGATGGCGGTTTCGGCGGCGAATACTACTGGTTTAGCAATGGCTCCTTTGATGAGGGAGTTGCTTGCCTATCGGAAAACGGTTTGCGCGTTAAAGCCGCCATGCGGGCCGAGAAGAAGTTAAGCGTCCGGTATTGGATTACAACAGGAGTTGCAATCGCCGGTTTCCTGCTTGCCGTCCTGTCTCTCCTCATGCAACATGGGATAATATCACTACTGCCGCTATGATGATGGAGAGAACGCCACATAAAACCGTGATGATCTGCGGTGGCCTGGTCTTAAATAGGTATGCTTTCCAGCTGGTATCGCCGTAGACCTCGATAAGGTATTTTTCAAATTCATCGTTTCTCATGTCATGCCAGTCTTTCATTGTCCTCCTCCTTTTCCTTGATAAGCGCGTCCAGCGCAGCGTTAAACTTCTGCTCGGCTCCCTTTGGGCTTCTGTGGCCGTTGAGAACCATGCAGACATACGCCTTGGTCACGCCAAGTTTTTCGGCGACCTGTGTCATGGTAACTCTGTTGTTGTGCATCTTGCCGACCATGTCGCCAGTCCATTGTGCAGGCATCCAAACTGTCCTCCTTTCTTTAATTTTTTGTTGCAAGAGTAAACAAAGTGTGCTATCATATTTATGGGATAAATATTGCGCTACCCTGGCGATTGCTGGGGCACTTCGGTTTACTCCGCTGACCATGTTCCTATTATACAGTTTACTCTGTTATCCGTCAAGGGGAAATGCGCAACTTTGTTAACTTTGTAGGCTTGCACAAATAAGGGGGGTGTTAACTGTGTTTTATGACAATTATTTGAGGCTTTGTAACTCTGTGCGCAAAACGCCAAGTGCTGTTGCATTGGAAATTGGGCTGACAAAGCCATCTGTTTCCAGATGGAAGTCAGGGTCTATGCCAACCGATGCAACGCTTCAAAAGGTCGCCGATTACTTCGGCATCACCGTTGACGAGCTTTTGGGCAAAGAAAAACAGCCCACTGAAGGTGAGCTGCATCCCGCCAATAAAAAACTTATGGAGCTTTCCCGGACTCTTTCGCCGGAGGAAGCCGAGAAAGTATATAAGGCCATTTCGCTGCTATTAGAGAAATAGCTCTTTCGCATTGTTCAGGTGTCATTTGTAAAATAAGCTGCTCTAACGCCGTGTTCCAATCCATTGGTGTTCCTCCTCTTTTGTCAATTATTGTCGAATAAAAATCCTTCCAAATTCAGCATGTATTTGGTACAATTCAATTGTAACAAATTGCATTGCCAATATGTACTGACAAATGTTGCGGTTTTGGCGTCAAATTTGTCATGCTTTACGGACAAAAGTGCCCGGTAACAAAAAACAGGAGATGAGTTTGTGAATTCAGACGAAGAAAGGAATTGGGAAAACTTTTTGCTGGAGGTAGCCACAAAACGGCAGGAGCAGGGAATGACACACAAGGATTTGGCCGACAATGCCGGGACAGTTGAGAGGACGATCTCCCGGCTGCTTTCGGAGCCGACCAAAAACCCAAGCCTGTTTCTTGTCGCCTCCGTCTGCCAAGCGCTGCACATATCTCTCGACAAGCATTTCGTGAAGGAAGTCTATAACAAAACAGACAGCCAGAACAGCGAAGAAATGATAGAGGTTCTGAAAGAGCAGGTGCGCCAGCGCCGGAAGCTGTCCAAAACACTCTTCGCAGTTATTTTTGTCCTGCTGGCGATGATGATTTTATACCTCGTCCTAATCGATGCAAATAACCTTAACTACGGTTTAATTCGGGATTAAGAACAGATGTTCTTTCCAAATATAATCGTACACCGTAAAGTGTACAATAATCAGTACTGGAGGAGACGACTATGGAGGAAATGGAGAAAACAACACCAGAGATCAAGCCAAAGAAGAAAAAAACGATGGTAACAGCAATAATCCTAATTGTTATCATAATTGCAATCATCGGAGCGCTTGCCGGTGGAGAAAAGGATAAAGACAAACAGGACAATCAGCAAAATCAGCAGCAACAGCAAGAGGAGCAAAACGCAGAAGTGGATATGTCCGTAGTCGCTTCGGCCATAAAAACTGTGCTTGATAAAAATGCGGAGGGCACAGGGATTGAGTACTCTTTAGAATACGATGACACCGGTCTTGTTATAGCAGCAAAAGCGTCAGGAGTAGCTGCAGAAGTGGCGCAAGCAAAAGCGGACGGATACGACGATACATACGAGCCATGGGTAACAATGCGTGAAAGCATGGTTAAACTGTGCAATTCGATATCTGATGCTGTTGATACGCTTGGCGCAAAGGATAAATATGTAACAGTCACAGTGGTCAACGATGCCAATGAGGACAACACCCTCTTGACGATTATGAACGGCGTGGTTGTATACGATGTAATGGCAGAAAAATAAAAAAACACCCCCCCCCCCC